GGTGTTGGTCTTACTGCTCCACAGGAAGCGCCAGTCGGCGGGGTAGTAGGTGCCGTCGTCCACCTCCGCCTCGAAATAGGAGGGGTAGAAGCCCATGGCGTCCAGCTCCTCGTCGGTCACGCCGAACTTCTCCTTGAGGACGTTGCGGCCGATGGCGGCTGCCTCATCCATGCTCAGGTCTTCCTCGGTGGGTTCTCCGATGTTCCATACCTCGCCCCAGGTGCCCATCTTGTCAAAGGCCTGCTGCCAGACCTGCTCGATGGACAGCCCCACCGCCACAGCGGTCACGGACAGGAGCGTCAGCACGATGGCGATGATCATACCGGTGGATAGCTTTTTCATATGGGGTCCTTCCTTTCTGCGGTTCGCGGCCATGATGCGCTGGGCCAGGAAGGGGTCGTCCTGCAGGGATGCACCGCAGGCGTCCACCGCCCGGTGGACTTTGGAACGAATCATTTCCTCATTCATCCATAGCCCCCCTTTCCCTTGCGGGGACGGTCTCGTCCTCCGACAGCATCTCGCGCAGCATATCCTTGGCTTGATTCAGTCTCTTCAGGATGGTGGAGGGCGCCGCGTGGAGCGCCTTTGCGACCTCCTGGATGGTCATGTCCTGGTAGTAGTAGAGCAGGATGGCGTCCCGGTGCTTGCCGGGCAGATGGCGGATGGCCTCCGCCAGGGCGAGGGCGTCCTCGTCCACCGCGTTTGCGGGGATGGGCAGCTCCTCCGGAACGACGCGCTTCTCCGTGTGCCGCAGCCACGCGCTGCGGTTCATGTCCTTGCAGGTGTTGATGGCGATGGACATGAGCCAGGTGCGCTCGGCGCTTTCCGAGCGGAAGGTGTCCATGCGCTTGTACGCCTTGAAGAAGGTCTCCTGCAGGGCGTCCTCTGCCAGGGAGGGATCGCGCAGATACAGGAAGCACATGCGCAATATCGCGCCCTGATAGGCCGTGACCATCCGGGTGAAGGCCTCGTCGCGGCTGATATCCGGGCCCGTGACGGCAGCCAGCATCATCTCAATCCTCCTTGCGTGATAACCGGTTTCACATATAAGACGAATCAGGCGCAGGAAATATTCGCCTGGGCAGGCATTGTTACAATCTGAAACAAAAAAAGGCCCCTCATGATGAGGGGCGAAGTTCAGTAGGTCATGGCCCTGTCCGAATCCGCTGCACCGTCGGTGGTGGGGTCGATCACCACGCCCAGGGCGGTCAGCAGCGTCAGCAGGGTCTGCACGAGGGACAGCAGCCAGTCCTCGCTCAGGGGCGGAACGACGTCCACCATGGCCAGCAGGTCATAGGCGAAGCTGACCATCAGCGCCAGCACCGAGGCCAGCCAGGTCTTGTTGCGCAGGCGGACTTTCCAGTTGATCTTCATGTTTCTTTCTCCCTTCGTGTGTTCTTCAGGTCGCGGATATCATGCTCGGCTTCGGCCATCCGGCCCTCCAGGCGGAAGGTGCGCTCGATCACCTGATTGTGACGGTTCACCTGCTTCTCCAGCTGAGCCAGGCGGTACTGGGTCAGTCGGGAGGAGGCGATCACGCCGCCGCAGCTGCCGATGAGGGTGCATGCGCCGGAGATGATGGCGACGAGGATGGCTTCACTCATCTTCGGGCACCCCCGTGCATGCCTCCTCCAGCTTGCCCCAGGTCAGCGGGCCGACGATGCCGTCGCGGGTAAGGTCGTGGGTCGCCTGGAAGGACTTGACGCATTCCAGCGTGATGCGCCCGAAGATGCCGTCGATCTCCAGGTCATAGCCCAACTGGCGCAGCGCCCGCTGGAGGGTTTTCACGTCGCAGCCGCGATGGCCCCGGCGGAGAGTGGCCTTGGGCAGGTCGTCGGAGAAGAAAAGGGGCGCGGCTTCGGTGGTCTGCCGGGGGCTCATGTCCGCTGCGGCGAGGATGCCCCAGTACTTCCACTTGCCGATCTTCTTGTCCGCCTTGACCTTCATGCCCTCGGTGGAGGCATGGACGATCCGCAGGGGGTTCACGCTGGTGACCAGGCCGATGTGGCAGAAGTCGCCTTCGTCATCGCGGAATTTGGAGGGCGTGTCGGGCTTCCACTTGAAGACGGCCATGCCGGGCTTCAGGTCGCGCACGGAGTCGATGGGGCCCTTGTCCCCCAGGTGCTTGCGCCAGATGGTGTTGCTGCCGTGGTAGATGCGCTGGCCCTGGAGCCGGTAGGCCCGCACGAACATGCCCGAGCAGTCGATGCCGCGGGAATCGTTGGTGCCGGGGGTCTTGTAGGGCCAGCCCAGGCAATCCTCGAAATCCGCGATCAGCTTATCAATATTGATCATGATGGTTTCTCCTTATGTAATCGTATCGGCGATAACGGTCAGCGTGACGGTGGAGCTGACGCCCACGCTGTCTTCGGCGGAATCGCCATAGGGCTGGAAGGAAATGACGTGCTCGCCCCGGGCGATCTGTCCCAGCTCATCATGGCGCAGATAGGGCATGGCGCTGAAGGAACGCCCCTTCCAGACCTCGCTGTCCAGAAGGGTGGAATCCACCCGGATGCTGCGGATGGTGCCGCCCCCGTCCGGCTGAAACTCCACGCGGACGTCCAGCAGCGCGCCCCAGTCCTCCACGTCAAAGGTGTGCACCACCGGGCTGGTGAAGGTGCCGTAAGCGCGGCCTTTGGACACGATCTCGGTCAGCGAGCCGCCCAGGAGCTTGCCTGCGATGACCTGGCGGACGATCTCGTCGATCTCCGCGGCGTCGGTCTGCTGCTTCAGCCGGTTGGACAGCGTTACCACCGCCTGACTTGGGGCGGTGTAGACGTCCGGCTTGTCCACAGCGATGACGCGCTCCATCAGCGTCAGCCCGATCTCCGGCAGGCACAGGCGGCACAGCTTCCCCGGCAGGAAGCGATCCAACTCCACGCCGGTGATGAGGGACAGCTCTGCTGCGGATAGGACGATGGTGGTCTCCGGCTGGGAATGGCGGTCAAGGTAGCGCAGGGCGACCTCCTGCAAGGTGGGCACGTCGAAAACCAGGTCGCTCTCAAAGGTGCGGCTGATGACGCCGAGGGCGGACTGTGCGGCAGAGTCCTCATGGTCGGAGCCGGTCAGGGGCATGAGGGTGATGCGGCTCTCCTCCACCTCCGCGCCGAAGGGGTATACGCGGGTGCAGAGCCGGCTGCTGTCCGTGCTGATGCGGACGCTTTGCAGGTTGCGGCGCACGCGGCCCTCGCAGTCGGGGATCTCCGTCAGGCGGCGCAGGTGCAGCACCCAGGGGAAAGTCGTCTGGTCGAAGGCCAGTGCGTACCCCTCGGGGAGCATGCCGATGAGGGCGGTCACGGCGTCCAGCAGATTGGCATATTCCGTGGCGAAGATGACGGTCAGATCCTCGGGCGTTTCCACGTCGCCCAGCGTCCAGCGGGGATCATCCTGCTGAGCCAGCAGCCTGGACAGGCAGTCCGGCACGCTGGTCATGAAGCCCTGGGCAGGAATGACGGTATCCCGCAGGGTGGCGAGGCTGTGCTCCAGGAGGATGCTGCGGGTCCGGCCCAGGGTCCGCGATACCTGCGTGACGCGGAAGATGCCAGCGCTGCCGTTTTCGTCGTAGAGCTCGATCAGGTCGCGCAGCGCTACATCTGGCGCATCATCGGGCAGCACCATTTCGGCGGTGGAGGTGGGCGTGAGGGTCAGGTGCAGGGAGAGCTTCACCGGGGCGAGGCGGGCCCGCTCGGTGAGGTCGGCGGACAGCAGACGGGGCTGGCGGATGATCACAGGTACCGCCCCCTCGCTGTGAAGCCGGCGGAGACGGACTTGTCCGCAGTGGCATAGACGGTGCTTTCCTTGCCGCAGGGGAGGAGCAGCAGGTCGTCGCTGTCCGCCGTGCGGCAATGGAGGATGCTTTCACCGAGGATCTCCACCTTCAGCGGGCCGTCCGTCTCGTTGAGGAGCATCAGGTACCCGGCGGGGAAGATGATGTTCTCAAAGGTCATCTGGGTGGAGCCAGCCCGCAGGGTGATGCGGGTGATATCCTCGCCGGAGTCGTTCTGGATCAAGGCGTTGACCAGGGTGTGCTCCGCCGTGCCGGGGACATAGATGGTTGCTGCGCCGGGGCCGCTGGCAGAGGAGAGGATCACGTCCTCCCAGTAGGGGCAGCGGGTGGTCTGGAAGGTGATGGTGCACGGTTCCGTCCAGTTGTCGGCTGTGATGGCGGGCATCCCGGTGCAGATGACGGTCAGCTGCCGGTCAACATGGTCGGTGCAGGTCAGCACACCGCCGGGGGCAGCCCATTGCCGGACGCGCTCCAGCACGCGGGTGCGCAGATAGGGCTTCTCCTCGTGGATGGCAAAGAGAACCTTGACCGTGATGCTGTCGCGGCGCACCTGCAGCTGCTGACGGCCTTCCGGGAAGAGGGTCAGGGCGGTTTGCTGCATCTTGGGAGCGCTCTCCTGGATGTCCAGGACGCTGATGCGCTGGCTCAGGGAAGAGAGGAGCACGCCGTTGAGCGCGCAGTCAAACAGGGTCGTCATGGCGTACCTCCTTTACGTTTTGGGATAGAGCTTCAGCTTGAAATGGAATACGATGGCTCGGGCGTCGTGCTGGGTGATGCACTCCATGCCCTTGTCGTGGGTGATGACAAGAGAACCCGCGTCGGTGTAGAGCCACAATCCCCGATGAGGGAGGATGGCCTCGATCCGGTTGGCCTGGTTGAGGCGGTGGAAGTTGCTCTTTTCTCCCGTGCACCAGTAAGTCAGGGTGAGGGTGCCTTCCATGCCCGGGTGCAGGGGCGTTTGAACCTCTACGGTGATGTAGGGCAGCGCCGTCCCCTGGGGAACGCAGTCCGCCAGGTAACAGGGGACGCCAAGGGTCGCCAGGTGGTCAAAGATGAAAAGGATGATGTCCGTCAGCACGGGAGCACCACCCTTTCCACGCGCACCTGGCAGAAGCGCAGCCCGGAGAACTCCGGCGTGCGCATGCTGTCGGTGCGGGAGGCGACGCGGAAGATCGCGCCGTCCCGATCACGGCGGACATAATCGTTGGGGGACAGCGTCACGTCGAATTCATGCAGCAGCACCGGCGTTTCCTCCAGCACCATCTGCCCGGCCGCGCTGACCTCACTGCCGGTATGGAAGCTCACCACGCCGGAGAAGGTCATCCCTTCAGTAAAGCTGCCTTCGTCGCTGCCAAGCCTGGTGGATTCCAGATCGGGCTCCATAAGCGTGAAGGGCTCGAACCATTTCTGGATCATACCGGCACCTCCGTGAACATGCGCCGATAGGGGGCCAGCGCCGGGGCGAAGGCGGTCTCCCAGGTCATCGGCTGGCGGGTGACGCTGTATTCGCCAAACTTTTCGCTGGTGACGGCGATATCTTCATGGGCGGCGGCCCAGATGCCGATGTCCCCGCATAGGCGGATGAAGTCCGCTGGGGGATCGAGGACGTACACCGTGCCCGTCCAGTTCATATCTCCCAAGTCGGGGATGCCGCCGTTTTCATCCAGCTGGTAGATGCCGCTGGGGGCGTCCTCACCGGTGACGGCCACCCACATGCCGGGCTTGAAATAGGTCAGCGGCGTCAGCACGCCCCGGAGATGGATGAAGGTGCCCGTCACCGCATTGCGGACAAAGTGATTGCGGACATGCCGCATCACATCAGAAACCTTGATGGTCATGTTGGACCTCCTTTCATCATAAGAAAGGGCTGCATGCCCGATTGGAACATGCAGCCCAGGGATTTTACTCGTCCGTCAGCTGGCAGTAGCACACGCCGGAGGGGATGGTGACCTTCGCGCCGGAGAGGCACAGGCCCTTCATACCGTCGGAGAAGCCCTTCTCGGGGCGGTAGGCCTCCACCTTGGTGATCTGATTGGCGTAGGTGACCGCATCGGGGATCATGGCGACCAGCTCATTGTTCAGATCGACGCTGATGTAGATGTCAAAGCCCAGCGCGCGGGCCACGGAGCCCTCAGCCAGACGGTCAGCGGCGGCGGCAGAGCCGGTGATGAAGCGGTTGTCCATCAGCAGCATGGCCTCCAGGGCGGGCGGGACGATCAGCTTGCGGTCATGACGAGGCACGCCCACCTGATCAAAGACGGTCTTGATGTCCAGCAGCAGCTCGTACAGCTCGCCGCTGTTGCTGGCGGGCATGGGGTATTCCGCCTTGGTGCCGGCACCAGTACGGATGACGCCCAGGATGTAGCTTTCCGCGTCGGCGGCCAGGCGGTAGGCAGCGTTGCGCATGGCGGCATCCATCAGGTCGGTGCGGGCCTGGGCGGCGTCCGCATCGTTGATGTAGAAGTTGTAGTAGGCGCCGTGGTCGATGACCAGAGTAGTATCGGTGCCGGAGAGCTGCTCGGGGTCGTCGATCTCGTTGGCGGGGTTGTAGGCCTTGACGGTGATGTCGTTGAGGGTGTTGATGTGGACGGTGTCGCCCCACTGGGCGATGTCACCCTCGTAGTTGCGGTTGCACAGGGAGCCGAAGACCAGAGCTTTCTTCAGATTCTCCTGCAGACGGGCGGACCAGACCTGGGGGATGAAATTCGCGATAGCCATAATGTAGTTACCTCCTGTAATATGCGTTGTGATTACCTCTGGAGTGCCGATTTCACAGCATTCCAGTGGCGGTTGATATCATCGGCGGACATGCGCTTCACGTCCGCGGGGGTGAGCAGGCCGCCGGAATGGATGGGCGGCGCTACCCGGGTGACCGGCAGCGGGCTCTTCACCTGGAAGAGCGCAGCGTACTTCGTGCGCCAGGGGTAAAGGGCCTCTGAGGGATTGGTGAGGGCATTTTCCTGCCAGGCTTCCTCCGGCAGGGTGATGGCGTCCAGCAGCAGCGGCAGCGCCTGGGGATTCGCGCCGGCTTCCGTCAGGGCGGCGGTCAGCGCCTGCTGCCTTGCGGTGAGGCGCTTCTCCGTCTCGATCTGGGTGCGGTAGGCGTCGTAGTCCGCCTGGAGAGAGGCGGCGTTCTCCTGGGCTGCGGTGAGCTGGGTGGTTGCGGCGGCGGCCTCCTGCTTGAGGGCGTCCACCGTTTCGGCATGAGCGGAAATGATGCGCTCGATGGCGCTGGGAGACAGCTCCAGTTCCTTGAGGAGCTTGCGGGTGAGCGACATGTCAAAACTCTCCTTTCAATATAAAAAGGACGCAGTGCTTTGCGTCCTTGCAGGTGATGAAACCCCTCAGCCCCTTGCGGGGCAGCTCCCCTATGAAGGGGAGCCTGAGCAACTGAGCCTCCCCTTTGTAGGGGAGGTGTAAGCGTTAGCTGTCGGAGGGGTTATTCTGTGAGCAGCCCTTCGATCTCTTCCTCCTGGATGTAGGGGTTGAGCCGCAGGGCGGTACGCTGGTCGATGTCAGCGCGCATGCGGTAGATGTCCTCTACGACCTCGCTGTCGTTGGCGATGGTCTGGCGGCTGAAGCGGATATCCTCGGTGGGATGGCCGATCAGGGCCAGCAGCTCCTGCACGAAGCGGCGCAGCTGCCACTCGTAGCGATCAGCCTTGAGGTTGAGATCCGCCGCAGCGGCGCGGATGGCTACGTTGGTCAGGCTGCCGCCGGTGAGCGCGTCCATGTTCAGGGCCATGTAGTCCTGATACAGGGCGCGCTCCAGCAGATGCAGGGCTTCGCGGCGGGCGGCGTAGGGCACCTCGATGGTGCGGGGTTCGGCGGTGGCGCTGCTGCCGCTGCCGTCGGAGAGGTTCGCCACGGCCTTGACCCGGTTGATCTGCTCCAGTAGCTCCGCGACCTCATCCATCGTGCCGCCGAAGTTGTTCAGCACCCAGTAAACGTCATTGGCCCGCTCCAGATTGTCGGCGAAATCGGAAAGGATGGCGTCGTAGGCGTCGATCTTGGCCTTGATGGCAGGGGTGAGCTCGCTGGCGGCTTCGGTGTTGGCGAAGAGGGGGATGAGGGGCAGGCGGCCATAACCGGTCTCGGTCACGACGGCGGCGCCCAGGGCGTCCTCCACGCGGGTGCGGCGGTAGGGC